TTCCCGGTTCCTATGAGTGGCGATCCTGTGCCCGGCGCAAAGTTCGCAGAGCCGACGCTCACAAAAAGAGCATCGGTATATTGGCTGTGCTGCTCCATCGCTGCGCTATCCGCTGCCTGATATGCGGCCCAGGTGATCGGCGTCAAGGGGGCCACTACGCTGAAGGGAGTAGTTGTCCCGGAATTGTTGTAATAGTTGTTATAGTCGAACGATCCCCAGTTATTGGGACCGTAGATATAGACTTCTTGATTTGCCGTTCCCACGGTAAAGCCGTTTGGAGTTCCGGCGTTTTGGGTCGCGTTGTTGAAGAATGTAAATGCCCCCGTGCCGAGGCCGGTATAGAAGTTCCCCCTGTTATCCGCCCCGCCGTTATCGTTGCCGTACATGGTGTTATTGTAAATAGTGGCCGTGGAGTCTTGGACAAGGGCCATGCCGTCATCGCAGTTATTGTAAAGCAAGTTGTGATGGATGATCTGCCCCGTGCAGCCTTTATGTTGCGTGAGCGCATCCCCTGCCGCGGCGACGACGTTGCACGTCCCGCTCGTCTTGCCTGTATCGTGGACTACGTTATATGCAATTGTGGAATTGGGAACACCGTCAGCATCCGTGGAATCGTCGCCAAGAGCGATGCCTTTACCCAGTCCACTTGAGATCGTATTCCACTGGATTGTCAGCCCGGCAGACTTCAGTATCCACATACCGGCAGAGCCATTGTTGGACATGAGACCATTCTGGATAAGTCCCCCGGCGTACCCCGCGCCAGAGGTAGTATTGATGCCGCCCAGGTACATGCCTGAATTGCCATTATCGTGAAGATTCCATTGACGAGGGGTGAGACCATAAGCTGCCGTCTGCGTTGTGGTGGACTGGTCGAAGATGAATGAATTGAATGTGATCGCGTCCGGAGTCCCTCCGGGGACCATATTGAGGCCATTTCCCGTATTACTATATAAAATCAACCCGTACCACTTGCCAGTCGCCCCTGTGACGGCGCTGGTCGGAAAGACGACCATGCCATCGTAATTCGAAGCCGTTCCGGTTATCGTGTCGTTGATGCTCGTAAACGACATATTATTGACGAAAGTGAGGTTGTAGCCATTTCTTCCAAATCCGCCCATGTTGATTGAATTTCCAGCGGAGATGATAATGGGCGTAACCGATCCTGCGCTGATCAAAATGCCCATGCCGTAGGTGCCGCTGGCGGCGGACACGATGTTATTAAGTAACGTCAGAGCGCCCTCTGGTTGCACATAAATTGCCCCGCAGGTGCCTGACGTGCCTCCGGTTATCGCCGTCACGCCGCTGATGGTTAGCCCTGTTGGGCCGGTGACGCCCGCGCCAATATAAGCAATGCCATTGGCTCCGGTGTAGGTTCCTCCTGAAATTGTGACGCTCGTTCCGGTCGTGCCATAAAGGGCGCTGCTCCCTGAAAAGCTGGTCGTCACGATACAATTCAGAAAGGTCAGGTAGTTATAGGTGCTCGCAGTTATTCCGGTACCTGAAGCAAGGGTGATATTCCCTGTATTGCCCGCAAGGTCCATCCGATATATGTTGGGGTTGCCGTTTGCTCCGCTCGTATTGATTGTCAGGCCCGTGGTGATGTTCCCCATCAAATAGATGGTATCGCCGCCCGCATCAAGGGTATCGGTATTAAGGGTTGCGATGCTTATGGGCGTTCCCGATGCTCTCCCGTTCCCCGCCCCGGATTGTGTCACGTAGCATATTCCTGCACCCCCACCCGCCACCGAACAAGGCGCAGCCGTCGCCAAAGCAAAGGAAGGGAAAAGACAGACCAGAAGAATTGAAAGAAGGATATATTTTTTCATTCATCACCTCGCATGGATACTGGTTGCGTTTATGACTAGTTGGCTCGAAGTGGACAGAGACGAGGAGCAATAGACGCTGATCTGGTCGGTTGTAGCTGAGGTCGTATAGTCGGTCGGTGGAAGGTAAATCGTTGGACCGGCAAAGGTGATTGACGCTCCTATCGGGATCATAGCAATGCCCGTAGTATCTGCCACGGCTGCCGCACCATTGGACGTGTAGAGATAGCATGTCGCCTGATTCAAGCCGGTCTGTGTGAAGGATACCAGGGACGTTTGAACTGTGCCCCATATATGCCACGTCTTGGCAAGAGGCAGGGTTAAGGGGTTTGACCCTGTTACCGCCGTGCCGCCTGCAGCAAATTGCGTGGTAAGGCCCGAGGTATCGGAGAAGATCGGATAAACGATCTGATTCTTATACTTCATCCCTGTCGGCATGTTCGCCGTGTCGGGAGACCAGGTTTTTGTGCTGTCGGTTGCATCGTGAACAGTAAGGAGGCCGGTCAGCGTAGCCGTCCCGCCAGTGATGGCAACGGCGGCAGGATTGTAGGCGGACGTGCCCAGGGCGGTTAATGCCGCACCAGCTGATGTGGCCCCCGTCCCTCCATTTGCTATACTGAGCGGGTCGTTAAGGGTTAAAGTCCCTGAGCTATCCGTTGCCGGTGGCGCACCACTCGATGCTGAAGCCGCCGTGTCGGTATAGCTGTTCGCGGTCGGGTTGGCGATATAGGCCGGAGTTGTATAGGTGCCGCTCGTCGTGCTCCGATAGACTTTATACGAGGTCGCACCGGTAATGGCCGTCCAGGTCAGGGCTACCTCACCTGTCGAGGCGAGCACTTGTCCGGTGGATTGCGTACCTTTCACCGTTTCGCCCTGCACGTCAAGGGCAGTGATCACATAATAATAGGTGCCTGCCCCGATGCTGCCGGTTCCCAAAGTAATCGTGCCGGTCGGCGCTGCCGGAGTCGTCAGAGGAGAGATTGTGAGGCCGTTCAAAATCTTGTTTGCAACGGTCTGCGTGTCGGTTGTGCCGATGAGATTGCCGGAAGCAGGGGCTGAGTTGATGGCAGTGCCAACGACTTTTGCGACACCCGGATTGGGATATGTCCCGCTAAGATCGCCGCCCGCAGCGCCGGTGGGGGGAAGAGCGGAGGGGATAGGCGGCAAAACCCAGGGAGGTGGGACCTGAGCAAAGGCCGATGCCGCGAAAGCGAAAAAGACAAAAAGGAAGAGAAATTTTCTCATGGCAGGCCCCTAATTTTTCTGCTTCCACACGGTGACGCGGATGGTTACTACGGCTGACGCCACGCTGTTGCCGGTGATCACCGGGGAGAGGGTCCCATTATTTACCCAGCCGGTCACGGGAGGTATGAGAGGCGCCGGGGTAGCCGTGATAGCTCCGGAGCCATTTGTTCCCAATACATCCCGCCCCGTATCGGAGGCGATCAGGGTGAAAGACGTACCCGAAGTCGGGGCCGGGCTTCCTTCCCAGACATCGATATTCGTCACCCATCCCCGGACGGCCTGGCTGGCGAGTCCCGTCGCGCCCAGGGCAGGATAGCTGCCCGGTGAAGCGCCGTCCGTGCAGACGAAGGTGATGATCTCGGTCTGATAGATCTCGGCCCCGCCGGTCGTCGTCTGGCTGCACGAGCCCGCCGCGAATGTAACGCTGCAGAGCCCGAGCATCAGGAGCACGAGAATAACTGCATAGAAATATATTTTTTTCAACGGTGATCCTCCTTTATTGCGCAAGAATAGGTCCCATTTGCTGCCATCCCCTATAAATTCCTCCAACCTGCTTTTGGGCTGCGAATGCTGCGCATATGCTGATTGCTGCGCCACTTGTCGAGAAGCTTACGCTGGAAGTCCCCTCGATGCTGCCGTGGCTGCTTTGGATTTTATATTCACTGAAAGCTACCAGAACATCGCCATCGTCCCAATCAACTCCCTGGCTCCCGCTAAAACCACTCCCATAACTCAATCCGGTGTAATAAAAATTTTCCAGGTTTACCGCGCACCAGATTAAGTCTCCATCGTAAGTCGTATTAAATGATCCGGAAGTTAAAGGCCCTCCCGTTCCCAAACCGGGTTGGGCCTGTCCTGCAAAACCGTCAACTACAAACTCAACGCCTGCCCCCGCCGACCATTCCGAACATATCAGCACTAAGTTGGTCGCGTTCGCCCCCCAGGCGATAGAGATATTGCTGTCAACTTTTCCCGCCCCAACAGTGTTCTGACAATAATACAGGGCCGCATAGCAGTTGTTACCGTCAGCCACAAATTGAATGAGCGAGAAAATTCCATTATATTGATCGATGACCACCGGAATCGTTGCGTCGCTCTGCCACCTCAAACTTATGGTGAGCAGAGTATCGTTACCTAAAGCAGTGGCAAATCCCCCACCGAAGGGACCTCCACTCGCCGTTCCGCCGTTACTTTGAAGATTTGTCCAACCCATCTACCCCCCTCTACACCGTTGTCGTAAAGTTAGCGGCAAACGCGGGACCTTCTCCGACAGCATTCCACGCATAGACCTCCCACTGATAGACAGTATTGGGTTGCAAGATATTCCCTATATTCTGCGAGGTTCCCGTTAACCCGGCCTGCAAATACATTGTTTGATACGTGCCAAGATTCTCGACTTCTAAGCTGTAAGACGTGGCACCCGGCACAGGTTGCCACGACATGGTCGGTGAAAGACCCACGCCCGTTGCTCCGTTTGCCGGAGCTATCCCTACCGGTTGGGCTGGAACCCCCCCTCCGCCCGACCCGGTCGTGAAGTCCCAGATCGTCGACCAGGCGCTCACGACGCTTCCGTTTGCGGCCCGGACGCGCCAGTAATAAAGCGTATTCTCGGCGAGAATGTTTCCGATGCTTTGGCTTGTTGAACTCAGCCCAGCCTGGTCATATATGAGCGAGCCCGCGACGAAGCTGGATTCCGAAGCCACCTGCAGCTCATACGTGATCACGTTTACCGACCTCAGCCATGTCAATGTCGGGTCCTGAGATTGGCCGGTCGCGCCGTTTGCCGGCGAGGACAGGGAGGGCACGGAGGGCACGCTGCCGCCTCCTAATCCCGAAGAAATTAGCTGGTATTCCACGCCATCCCAGGCCACCATAATCAATTGATTCGGATTTATTGCCCCTGTCTGCAAAGCGGTTCCCTGGGGCGTGGTGATGTTCGCCGGGGGCATGGTGTTCACCGTGAGCGTCGCAGCCCCCGTGTTCGCGTTTGCCGCGAGGATGGTGTAGGGGACCCCAATCTCCCGGCCCACAGGGGCGGGATTGAGAGCGATCACATAGGCATTCGCCGTTCCCGTGTCCTGAGCGTAGAGATCTGGCCTGTTAAGGACGGCGGAGAGCACGCCCTGAAGAGTTGTCAGGTTCGCATCGGAGAGCGTATAGCCCTTGGCCGCCATCATGTTCGCAAAGGCAGCCATGAAGGTGGTGAGCTGGTAGAAGAGCTTGTTTGCCAAAGCCGAATCAAAGATCGACGGACCGGCGACTATGCCGTTCGCCCTCGATGAATCGGCCGTATACGCTACATCGGATTCCTGATTTGCCTGATTTGGGTTGAATTGCTGCAAATTTGTCGATCCCATGCTGTCTCCTTATGCCCAGTGCCCGGCGTCACATCCGGCGACCCAACTATCATTCGAATCGAAGCCGAAGAAAGGCGCCGTCCCGAAGACGAAGTTTATTTCCACGCCCATCGGCCGGGGAACGATGAAGCCGTTGCTGATGAGGTCCTTGATTATCGACGAGAAGGCCCCCGTCACATAAGCCGTCATCGTCATGTCGAGATTGTCCGTCACCGTAATCCTGCCGCCCGGGAAGAGCCCTGACCATATCCCCTGGACCGAGCTCATATGACCGTCCCACTGATTGAGGGCGACCTTCGCTTTCTGAAGCAGCCGGTAGGCGCCGTCATCGAGGACCGGACTCACGCTGTTAGATGGCTGAAAAGGCACTGTTCTGGCGACGCCGATGATCTGCCCGAGAATATCCTGCTGTACTCCGACGGCGTAATCCAGGTCGAACATGAAATACATACTGTCCTGGCAGGTCTGGATGTCGTGGATAATCGAGAGAGGCGCAGACAGCCATTTTAAAAACTTCGGGCTGTTTTGGTACTGATGCGTAATGAGCCCTAGATAGTAACTAATGGGCCGCGCAATGGCGTCGGGCGGAACGGGGATCGGAATGGGTGGAACAAAGGTGCAGCGCTGCCGATTCAGGAGCACCGCGACAGGCGTGTCTTCTATGGCCCATACCGCGACGATGGCGTTCAGGACCGTCCTCAGAGACTCGGTCGACGGGAAGGCAATAATGGGCAGAGGCGCAAGCTGAGCGACCAGCGCGCGGAGAAGCTGCGTCGGCTGCGGGGGAGGCGGGATCCACGTCGAGAGGATCGTCTCCAGATAACGGGGGTCGTTGGCGCTCCCCTGTCTGGGCGGTTGATCTCCCCAGACGCCGTATTTTAGCTGCGGCGCCTCGAGAGGCAACTGATACGGCTGAGGGGGATGGTAATAAATTCCCACTGTTTATGGTCTATCCTCTTTCTCCATACGTCACACCGAAGCTCCAGTTGCTCAGCGTCACAGGCGCGATAGAGAACTGAAGTGCAAAGGCGTAACTGCTTTGCCCGCTTAACTCAATGATTTCCCTTGGCGTTGGCACCCAAAGCCAGCCGTTCAAAACATTAAAATTGTCATACCATACCTGGGCGATGACATTTGCGTTCTCATTGCTCGCGTTTATACCGCATTTGCCGGCTGCGATGGTTGTTGCCCCGACGATGGCGGATGCAGCGTCCCCCGATTTGGTTTTCTGAGGAGTGGCCGAGGTGACGGTCTGAAAAGGGGTGCTGACCATTGCCCATTGAACCCCCTGCTGCGCTGAATTGGCGTTTGCGTTCTGTGAAATCCACATCCTCAGGATTTCAATCATCCCCCCTGCTGGAGGCATAAGCGCCACAAGACTAAGCGGAGCATGGTTTGCTACGGTAATCCCCGTTGCTGTTACGGAATATTCCTTCATGACGTAATACCTCCATTCAGTTTATCGGCGAAAACGCCCGCCGTGGGCTTTGCGATCAAACTCTTCTCGACCGGTGCGTTGCCGACAAGACCGAGGGCGGCCTTCAAAAGGACCTTCAGCACTTCCTTCCCGTCATCCTCTTGCTCGCCTTCAGCCTGTATGCTCAGCATATCGTTCGGCGCCGTGACAATAGTTATTTTCATCTTCCCCCCTATGATGGTTGGCTCACCAGGACTGTTGCGGCCTGAGCCACCTGGTTAAAAAGCACTGAAATATCGCTCGTTGCGGTCGGTGTCGGCGTCGTGGCCAACGTCAATGACTCTATTGCAAACTGAGGCGTAAGCAAGCTCGGCATGACTGACATTGCGACGGCGTACAGGGCCGAGAGGGTCACGGTTTGCCCTATCTGGAGGCTGTTGAGATAGGTTGCGATCGCCGCGTTAATCGCCGTCAGGCTTGCCGACGTTCCCCCCGCGAGAAGGGTAATAACCAGACTCACATAAATAGGCACGTAGGCGGGCCGTGAAAACAATATTGTTTCCGTGACGCCGGAGATGGGATCGAGCACCGCTATGGACGTCGTGCCGTTCAGCCCGCAGCCGTCGCCTTTATTCGCCTGGATCACCTGCGCCACCGCGGCGTCGACGCCTCCCTCGACGACCGCCCAGATCGAATGGGCCAAAAGGCCGTTGCCGTCTTCAGCGTTCGTAAAATTCTCATACACATGGCTCCGCGTCACGCCTTCAAGGGTCGCTATGGCCGCCCGCGTGCCGTCAAGAAGGGTCTCTGAAGGGAGTTCCGTTGAGATTGCCTGCCGCGCCCTCAGTTGGGAATCCGTCTCCACGGGCTGGCCCGGAGAGGCCGCTGCGGCGTTCGTTACGCTGATCCACCCGGAAGTCGGCGTTCCTATCGTCGTCACGGTCCCTATGGCCGCATTGATGGCGCCGAGGACCTGGCACGTCGCCGTGACGGTAAGTGTGCCTCCTGAGGGAATCGTGACGGGCGTGGGCAGGGACCAGTTATTGCCGTTGACGTCGGTGACTATCCCATTTACAATCGTGCTCCCTGCCGTGCCCGTTAATAACACGTCACAGGTCGAATAGGAGGCCACGAGGCGGGAGAGGCCGTTAATTTTCACCAGCGAATCAAGGGCCGCGCCGATGGCAGTCTGGGAAGCGCGGTTATTATACTCAAGCTGCAGGCCCTGCATGGCGTCGCTGAGCATGAGGGAGACGACTCCGATCCATTGAGCATCGGCGGAGTCGGGGCCCAGGTACACATCAGCGCCGTAGACAAGCTGGAAATTTGCGATCAGGTTATTCTGAATGTCTTGAAAAGACGGAATAATTAACCCGGCCGAAGTGATAGCGGGAGCTTCATAACTCATGATAACCCCCGGGGCGTCGGAATGTTCGTGACGGTCACCGATCCGTAGATCGTATTGGCCGTGCAGGAAAAGCTGTAGGTGCGCGTCGTCCCATTGTAGCGGCTCGAAAACTGCTCTATCCACTGGACGCCCTGGACGCCGAGGATCCCGGTCCTGAATATGCGGTCGAGCTCCACCTGAGCCGTTCTCCAACCGAGCACTTCCTGAAACATCGGTATGCCGCTCTTCATATCTTCGAACCATTCCCCTAAGAAAAGGTTCAGTCCCGTCATGATCGCCTGCACCACGGCGGCTTTATTGACGAGGAAGTTATTTTGCCCCTGCCCGAACATCGGATCATAATTTTGGTCTAAGGCGCGGTATCTCATACCACCCCCAGGGTCTGGCCAGTGCCGCTTGTCACTCCGGAGTGCTTATGCTGCAAAAATACTCGGCCGTCAATGGTCGTGTTATCCCCAATGACCACGGTGCTATTTCCCACGTTCACGGTCGGCGCCGTAATATTTATGGTAGTTCCCACAATCTCCACCACCGCGGTGCCGGCATCGTTCCGGAGCTGTGCGCGGTCTGTTTTATAGCCCGGTATTATATGCGGCTGGCTCCAGATCCCGAGGAGCGCGAAGCCGTCGCTCAGATCGTGCCGGCGCCGGTCCATCTGGATGTTCCCCGCGCCCCCGGATTGCCACCAGGAGTCGATGCAGTGATCGGCGAGCATGACAAGACATTCATCGCCTTTGGTGACGGGCAGAGTGAGGCAATAGCCGCCCGCCCTGGGGAGCGCTATAGGGACGTCGACGAGGAGCGGAAGCTGGACGTTGCTCTCCGCGCCTTTGCTGGTGACGATTTCCATGATCGCGGGCAGTACCGTCACGGTCTGAAAGATCGGATCGAATGATTGAATGATTCCCGGGATATGTACCCAGAGTTTCGCCGCAGCCTGCCCGGCGACTCGCTCATACGGCTCGCAGTCGAGGCCCATGCGTGTAGGCAGGTCTAAGCCGTTTCTGTCTCCGTAGGTCATCAATTATCCCATATATTTGCGACAACCTGCATGGTTAGGTCGCGGTTCATAACCTTCCTTACAATAGCAGTCGCAACAATAAAAAATGCTTTTTCTTCCCGGTTCATTGGGCCAGGTCTTCACATGCAGGATTTCTATCTCTATTTTCCCGCATACATCGCAATGATCGGATAGTATGGACATGTTTAATTTCCTGTCTGCGTCTTCGGATTCTTGTATATTTCAGGCAAAAAGGGTTCTTGTGGGGATTCTTGCGTCCCCTCCAACATCTGAATCGGCCCGATGCCGCTTATCCCTAATACCTCGGTATACCACGGCGCGCCCTCGCCGCCTCTCGTATCTCCTATATGGCGCACACGGGCAACCATGCAATAAAAGTCCCGGTCGAGAGGCGAGGCAATCTGTCCTTGAGAAATGAGCATCTTGCGCACCAGCACGTTGTCCAGTTTTATCTGTAAGCCCGGTCGGCGAATCTTTATCCGGGGATCTAGAGAAACTTTGAAAAGCACTCCGGCCTGCGTCTGCTGCGGCGTTCCTATAAGGCCCGTAGCCGGTGAATAGACAAGAGCCTTTTCCTTTGAAATGTCCGTGAGCTGAGAAAGCGTGAGCTTCCCATCCTCCAGCCACCACTGCGCGTTATTGGCCTTTGCGATATTGTCTAAATGCCCCTTGGCGTCTCCAAAAAAGCTTTTCCCGCGCGGTAAGGTCTCCATTTTAAGATTCGGTGTTATGTACTGTATCGGGATGGGCGTTTGCGCGTTCTTGGCTATGAAATGTACCTGGGATTCATAGGTCGATCCCACACCAATCGTTCTGTTAATAAGGTTTTGATCTAATTTGTCCATGCCGTCGATGCAGTGCAGCATGAGCGTATAATCGACGACGTCGGGCCGGTCCCAGATAGGTTGGAAGAGCTGACCATCGAAGATCACACCGAAGGCGCCGGTCACGTAGCCGGCCTCGACGAGGACGCGCTGGCCCTGGTAAAAAGGTATATTGAAATCCTTGGCTTTGAGGTTCCAAATCGTAATATCGCTATAATTCGGAGTACTCCAGCCCGGCTTGTCGATCTCGAAGGTCACGCGCAGCGCCCCGGTAGTCTGCTCTTTTGTGCTGTCGGATAGCACGATCTGCCGGCTGTTGCCGTCAGCATCCGGCTGGGAAAAAATGCTTATTCGCCATTTGCGGCCGAAGAGAGGATTGCTCACGGCGTATCTCCCCAGGCAAGATTCCAATCGACTCCGAGGGATGTCATGCTCGGCCAGTCCTCGGCCACACCGGATATGTTGAGCAGGTACGCGCTGCCGATCCTGAGATAGGCATATTGGCTGAGGATATTCGACTCCGGAGGCTGACCCGGAACGAGCGGCATGCCCGCCAGGATCACGTTATTCGCGTCATCGGCGATCCCCATCACCCAATAGCCGGCCGCCTCGTTGAAATTAAACGAGAGGTTGAAAACGACGTTGTTTCCATCGACGCTCAGCGTCGTCGTGATCGTCTGATTCGGGGCAGGCGTGAGAGGGATGATTTGGCTCATGTACCTGGTGCTCCCGCCCGTACCAACATTGTTGCCTGTTGATCCGTGGGCGCCGTCGCCTGCACGGTGCCGATGTTCGTCTGCGGGTCCGTCATCTGCGGCCTGGCGCTCACAGTTTCTGCGGCCACTTCCGCCGTGATGATCTGCCGGAGATTTACGTGCATCTTGAGACCGTAGAGGGTCTCGTGATCGTCGGGCGCGTCGATGTCGTCGATGTACATATTCTCATAGAAATCGAGCCTCGTCCTCAGCGCCAGGCTGTGGGCGTTATCCTGGAGAGCAGCCATCAGCTGATAGGCGGACACGGAGCGCGTCGGACCTGCGCTATTCTGGCCCGGCACATAATCCTGCATGGCGTCGGACATGCCGATCTCCAGGGTCACGACAGAGGGCTCCCGGTAAATGTGATCGGCCTGGGAAACGCCGGTCTGCACCGGATGACGGGTAATGACGGACTTTCGGGAGTGGCCGACCCGTATCACTGCGTCGAAGTAATAGGTCTCCCTGGTCACCGTGTCATAAATAGACGTGTTTCCCGGGATATTCTCGGCCCACTGCGGAGGCCAAAAGCCCGGTTCCCCGCCCTGGTCGCCGGGTGAATCGGTCACAAAAAGAGGCCAGGTAGGTCCTGCACTCATCCTAAAACTCCGTTCATCTCGAACGAAAGACGCTGCTGACGCTTAGAAAGCATGGCATCGACTTCGTCGCGCACCTTCTTGGCGATCTCATCGGCCGAGGCTTTCGTCCCCGCGACGTTAACGTTTATATCACCCAGGGTCGTGGTCACGGTGACGTTGGGCGGCACGGAAGGCTGCGTATAGGCCCCCGCACCTTTTCCCATGACAGACGCGATATATTCGCCTATATCCGGCCCGGCCCAGCCTTTGCGCGGAAGGGTCGCCAGGATGCTCAGATCCCCTTTCTGCAGCCTGTTCGCCGCGCTTTCTCCGCCGTACCACGCGGCCGCCGCCAGCCGTTCATCACCATATTTGGTCATGTAATAACCCATCCGGCTTTTGAAAACCGCCTCCTGGTTCTCGGGAGTCATCGGCGCGTTTGCTCCTATGCCGGCCGCCGCAGCCCATTCCGGCCAGTTCGTAGGCATGATCTGATACTTCCCCATGGCGCCGGATTGAGGATTCACGGCGTAATAATTTCCGCCAGACTCCTGAGCGGCAATGCCGGCAGGCGCAGCCTTGGCCGGAGCGCCAGGCGGTCTTTCTGCTATCGGTACCGGCGGTCCGGACGCCGAAGGAAGAGGCGCAGATAAAATTTCCTTGATCTGCTTATTAAACTCCTCTGCGAGCTTGGCGTTTTCCTTGCTGCCGCTGAAAACATGCATGATCCCGCCCATTTTATTCCAGGTCTCGAAGGCGAGCATCGTGATCCTCGAGTATCTGGATATCTGCTCCAGGACGTCTCTGAGTTTAAACCATATGGGGGCAAGGTCTTTTGACGATTTCCGGCCGTCTATGTAGCCATAAAAGTCGTCAAGAAGCAGGATAAAGACGCTGATTGCTGCAAAGGCGATGCCTAGAGGACCGGTCAAAGACAGAAGCTCGAACGCGACGGCAAGGGCGACGATGGCCTTTTGGCCCTTGGAGAGCGAGGACCAGAAGCGCTCCAGGAGAGATAAGGCCCATCCCCCGAATCGCACGAGGTCCCCGAAGAGTTGGACGATCATGGCCAGGCCCCGGGCTATCTTCGCCGTCCATTCGTCCAGGTGATCCACCAGCCATTTGCTGAGCTTTTTCAGGGTGTCCTGGAGCTTGCCCATGGGACCGGCGAGATATTTGGTCAGATGATAACCGATCATCTGGAGGCCATATTCGGCTATGACCTTGAGCTTCGTGAATTCAAACCCGGTATCCCGGATGCTGCGCATGCTCTTTTCGAAGCCCTCCGGCATGGCGGCCATGATCTGACTTTGTAGGTTTATCAGGTCCCGGTACCTCTTGTTGAGCTCCGGGTTCCAGGCGATCTCCTCGAAGGAATGTCCGAGGGCATCCACGGCGATCTTCAGCTTTTTGGCCGTGTCTACCGGCAGGTACATCTTCATTGCGTAGAGCTGAAAGGACAAATCGCTTTGCGCGACCTTGTCCATCAACCCGGCCGTCGCTAAAGTTACCGAAGCGAGGGCCCCTACTATGGCTGTCCCGGCCTTGGCATAGTTCTTCGCCATGCCCTCGGTATGCTTCTCTACCGCTTTTCCGGCCTGGTCGAGCTTATCGAAGAATTTCTTGAACTGGTTCTCGTCGACGTGTGCGCCGAGGGCAACGAGGTAGGATTTTATAGTCTCGAAATCCATTTATTCCTCCGGATGCTCTTTCAGCCACTCCCGCAGCCGCCGCTCGTTTTCCCGCTTGACGGCGTTCATCTCATGCCAGTCAAGCAGATCGTCGAAGATATAGGTCCGATCCCATACCTGGTGCTGCTGCCAGTCCCCCGCCATGACGGGCGCATAGACAAATTCGTCTACGTTTGGGCATCGGGCAAAATGAGGCCCGCTTTCTCCGCCGCGTCCTTCAACGCGGCTTCGGAGAAAAAACCTTGCAGGTTCCAACCCATCACCTGCCCCAGGAGCAACAGAACACTCTTCGTGTCGTCTTCCAGATCCTGCACGTTCCAGCTTCCATCGTCCCGAAGGACAGGCACATAGATGACGGTCCCCTTTATGTCCTGCGCCGCTGAGACGACGGAGAGACAGTCGCGCTCCAGCTCCAGGAAGTCTTCCTTCGAGAGCTTCACGCTGCTCGCCCCTGCCGGTGAAATGAACTGCTTTACGCTTGCCGGCAGGTTTATCATCGGCAGGATAGGCCCGACAAGGCCCGTCATGAGTTTGTAAAGCATGTAGCCGCCCATAAGCGGAGAGAACCGCCCGAGGCGGTAGGCCTTCTCCCCGATCGTCACGTCTTTAAAAATTTCGCGCTTTTGCTTCTCCATTACGTGGTCTCGCTCTGGATATCGGCCGCGTGCCAGGACCAGGCAACCATCGCGCCCTCTTTGTCATAGCTTTTGTCCGGCTTCTTCGAGGGTGATACCCCAACCAGGCTGTGGCTCGTACCGTCCGCCACGTTCCGGAGCGTCATATTTGTCGCAGCCCACACCGATGTGTCCGCCCCGATGAGGTAGTTATAGAGGCCCAGGAGAAATTTGTACAGGTCGCTCGTCTGCTGGCACTCGATGCTGACCGTGCCGTTGTTGCCGGCGAGCTTGCTCACCATAATCGCCCCGTCTCCGGCGATATTGTGGGCAGTACGGTCCTGGGCCATGGAAATCGTAATCTTTCCCGTGCCCTGGCCCTTGAAAATGTATGAGCCGAACGTCGGGTTGACGATGACCCCGCTGAGGTCCAAAAAACTGTAGGTGCTTATTTGGGGCGGCATTTGCTATCCTCCTTTAACGCTGCACGTTTACTTGCACGGTCACGAAATGAACAGCACCGGCCTCGATCAGGTTGACGTATATCGGCGGCGCCTGCCGGGCTGATCTCTGAGCGGATGATAGGATCGTCACAGATTGCGCCTGCACTACATATCCCTTCGGCATGGCGTCGCCGTTGCTGAGGTTCAAAAGGTTCGGCCCGTTCCACACGCCCGAAGGCGCGATAAATCCCACGGTCCTCATCTGGTCGCATGCCTGGCGGACAGCGTTCATGAGCAGGGTCACCCCGTCGTCGTCATCGGGAATCTTCGGGAGGCTCTGGAGCAGGTTGGCAACGTTGATCTGTATGCGGTTGCCCAGCATGTCCAGATTTACGATCTCGTCGAAATATTGCCCATTCGCCATGACGCCCTGCTCGAACCAATTGAACTGATTGTTATAGTTGACGTAGAGATTTACGTTGTTCCCCTCCACGTTTCCCTGCTGCGTCGGTGTCACGGGCTCCACGAGAACACCCGGCTCCTGCTTGAATTTGAGCGTATAGGCGCTGTTCGCAAGGCCCGTGTTTGCGCCCATGGCGTAGGCCATGATAGCGGCGATGGCATAAGGATAACCCGTGTTCAACCCACCCTGCGTCGACGAATACTGGCCGATGGTCCGGTTGTATTGAGAACCCATCAGGGTTGCTCCAAGGTTGCCGCCGGTGTTGTTGAGTACAGCAGCCTCCGCAGTCGTGTAAGCGTAGAAAGACGCCGGAGAAGCACCGTTGAGATACCCGGCAATCGCTTCGTGGTCGCCATCGGCGATCCCAGTGCTCACGCACATGCAGCCATACCAGGAATTGCTTGCCCCTCGACATGCGGTGACGGCCTGGAGAGGGGTTTCCCCCAGGACCGTGACATTGAAGGTGGCTCCGGCCCCGTGGGCGCTGTTTGTGCTAGTCGCGACAGGAGTTGTGACCGTATATCCCGTGCCCGCAGAAACCTGAGTGACCCCGGTTATAGCGCCCGTACTGCCGTTTACGCTGCTGACGACATAGACACAGCCCGTGCCGCCGGCCAGGGTGAGAAGGTCGCCTTGTGCGTAGAGAGTTCCGGCGCCCACAATGGCCGCTGTTTTTACGGCCGTCGTATCCTGGAGACCTATCCAAAGCGTATAGGCCGCGCCGCTTCCGAAAGCCTGGTTGATGGCTGATACATAGAGCGAGGCTGCCAGATATTCGGGATCGGTCGTCGCGAAGCTGTACGGCGCCGCAAGCATTTGCGCAAGGCTCGTGAAGGCTGCCAGCCTCGTCGCGTTCGCGATCCGGGGCGAATTGCCAACGATCAAAAACTGTTGGAAGTTCGCGTAAGCCGCCGCCTGCGGACCTACCGTGACGATGACGTCAACGACTTGATTTAACGACAATTGGGTGTTCATCCGTCCTCCTTTAGCTGCCCGTTATGGAGATCGTCTCGGTTATTCCCGTATCCGTCTGCAACATCACATCGACCGTCTTTATCGACGGGACGGCGTAGTTGAGAATAACAAGCTCGTTGAACATGGCGTTCATGTCCACCCGCTCCCACCATTGGCCTTCAAAAAGCTCCGGCGCCCTGTTCGGCGTCGGAATAGCCCCTGTGAGATAAAGATTCTGCGCCTTCAGGCCGGCCCGCCCTTCGGGGCTGAAAAGACCATCGCGGATGAGCTGGCTGTTCGCATAGGAATTCGGTCCGTAAATAACCCATCGCACATCGATCATCCGGGTATAATGGACCGCCCGGTTCAGCGTCCAGCCGGGGCTATCCGTGAACTGGCTGATCTGCGATTCTCTGATCTGGTTGTAAACGTGATATCGCTCGCGCCAGCTCACAAACGTCACGTCCTCGGCAATGCCGAAACCGGGCTGGCCTTCGGTAGGCCACGCTATCCTCACCATCCGATAAAGCGGATCCGTGGGACCGGCAGGCGTGCCCCGGCCGAGCATGGAGACCGTGAGATCCTGGAAAATGGCGTTCAGCTCGCCAAGGCTCAAAATAGTGTTGGCCGGCGCCATCGGGGAAAAGATTGCCGCGGCAGGCATGGGCCGCGCGACCCGGGGATCGGGCCGATACCAGTAATTCAGGACGGCAATTAGCTGAGCAGTCATCAATCCCCCCCCATTCTTACGCCTATGGCGATATTGTAGCCGAAGGCGAGCCAGGGACCCACCTTGATTATGCGATACACATCGCCGGCGTAGGCGATCTGATCGGAGATATTGTTGCCCGCCGCCGAGGTGGTATAAATCGGCGTCGTCGTGTAAAAGGCCATCATCCCCTTCACGCGGTCGCCTTCAGGCACCATCTCTATCTCACGCTCCGTCGCCGGGACCACGACGCCGAAAGCCGGTATCAATTGCGGATTAGGGATCTCGGTCGTGGAGGGCGTGGCCGCCCATCCGCCCCGCTGAAATGTGCCGATGGTGCGGTTGATTATGAATCCCGCAGGATCGGCCAGATCCGGATCCGTGACTATATCGGAGAGATCGATCATTCAGCGCCTACCACGTGTGAGATCTTCTTTCTCAATTCATCCGTATCGATCATCGGATGGTCCGATCCTTTTGCTTTGATCGTCGCAGGCGCATTCGCGGACCAATTGTTGCGCGGGTCGTCGAACCAGTTGCGCGCCGCGTCCTCTCCGGTCTGCCCGGCTAATTCCAAACGACGTTTGGCTTCATCGGGATTGCCGTCAAGTGTTGCTTTTGCCGCGAGGCCCAATTCTTCGGCAATATCGCTGTTCGCGGGCTCGGCCTCTATGGCGGGCTCGATGACCGGCCGGGGCGGCGTATGCCAGAGGGGCGAGCCGTGAGCTTGGATATAGAGCGCGTGGGCCGCGCTGTATTTTTGCCCGGCTGCCAGCGCCGGCTGCATTTCTTGCCGCATGCTTTTTCCCCGCGCGCCGTGGGTATTGATGAAAAGGATTTGGGCATTGCTCAACGGGCCCCCATCCTCCCTTTCCGCGCTCTCTTCCGGAATCCCCACGTAGACCCGCATTTTCGAGATCTCGGCGAGGAGTTTTTTGAGGGGGACCCCGCCCTGGCCGGATGATTTGACCGTGACCGTACCCGTGATCATATATTTCCCAGCACCCCGCCCCCTTGATCTCTGCTGTCCAACCCGCTCATGTCCGGACCGCTCACCTGGGCGCCCGCGATCCCCACGATCATGGCCATTTCGTGGAATCGCTTGCCGTAATCTGTGAGATTCCAGCTTCCCGCGCGCACATCCGAGCTTATCGTCGTGTCGATCCCCGCGGAGACCGGACCGGCGGCTTTCGATGCCTTGACGGTCGTGTCCTGGCCGGGGATCTCGCCGGCTGCCGCCCTCCGCTGATTTGCGATCGCAAGCACAACAAAATGCGCCGTGAAGAGCTCCAGGCCGATATTGTACAGCCCCATTGCGTTCCATCGGGCCGCATTCAGCCGCGCAACCCCGACCCCCATCCAGAGCGTGACTGTCGCGTCCGAATAGACTGTCGTATTTGCAAATTCCGGAAAATCGGCCCGGAACTGCGCGTTCGTCAATGGAGGCGGCGGACTGCACATTATTTTTTCGCCTCAGCCGCCGCCTTTGCTGCCGGCTTCTCAATCGCCGCAGCCGCCGCCTTTGCTGCCGGCGCCTCCGGCCGCACGATCTCGATATGGCCGTCCTTGACGAGCCCCGCAATGAACCAGTGGGCCTCGAACTCTTTCTGCGTCTTGAAGCCGTGCTGCTCGATATCCACGTCATGGACCCGGGGATGAAAGCCCTCACTATCGTTCATCCCCTTCCGCCCTCCGGGCCGCAGTACCGTGGGGGGCCTCATGACCATCTGCGCCGCCGTGAACAGCGTCGGCACGGCAACGGGCCGATACACCCTGATTTGAACGATCCTCGGCATCTCAGCCTCCTCTAGAAGCCGTAGGCATAGCCGACGGTCTCGGGATAGACGATCTCCACCACGCCCAGCCTGCCGAAATAGGTCGTCAGATGATAGATCGACCTGTACTCGAGGGGCGTCCGCTGGAGCGGCACGAGGGGAAAACGGATCCGGTTTTTTTCCTGGGTATAGGCCGCCATCAGATCGGTCGCCCCGGTTCCCAGGCCCGTACACCATTTGACCGGCTGGAGTTCCAGCTTTTTCCCGTTCACCCTCATGGGCATCTCGCATTTGTTCTCGATATAGCTCATGATCGTCTCGTTGCCGGCGGTGCTGATTTTCTGCGTCGCGATGTAAGACCACTTAACGGGCGGCAGCAGAACTTTGTGAGGGCAGACCGCATAGCCGCTCGCCGTCCACACGGCGACGACGAGGGTCGTGATATCCGCGACAATCTCATCCGGTGATTTATTGACCCACAGGGGCGAGCCGAGTGCGCCGTTTGCCACGGCCGAGGGCGTCACGCCCGCATTGTTCAGCATGCCTGTCTGGTTCATGTCGGTATCGCCGACATAGACCATCTGATCGATGTCCATCTGATGCTTGATGTTCATGCCCTCGAACTTCTGGGCATCCACCGGGCGTCCGAGCTTCATTGCGGAGAGGAGCTCCGGGATGGTGTAGCTGATCTCCATGCCCCAGAGATAGAGGCTGTGTGCCGTCTTGCCGATGTCGAGCTGCATCCCGCTGATGGCGTTCGTATCCTTCCCTATCCAGCTTTTTCCGTTGGGGTTGATGCCGCCCGCAGCCGCGAACGTGCTGTTGGTGAAGCTGGTGAGCTCGTCGGCGATCGAGACATCTTCGCGGAGATCTATATCCCGGCCCCAGGTCGCCGCATAGAGCGGCTCATGGAGCTGCTGATCGAGACGCTCCAGCTCGTGGATCATGAACTCGCCCGTGGAGTCTATGGTTGCGTTATCAAAAGTCATGAAGCCCATTTTTTACCTCCTAGAGATTATAGGCAATTTCGACCATGCCGTTGGAGTCCATCGGACCCGTGAAATAGCAGGCCGGCCCGCTGGTGATCAGGGAGATGCAAGCGCCTGCGTCCGCGTCCGATTCGATCCCGCCTACCGGCAGGCTGTGGCCCGCCGTCACGCGGACATAGACCGTGCCGTTCTTGGCGGGCACGGCCGCGGGATATGATCCCTGGCAAAAAACCGTCATATAGCCCCTCTTAAGAACATCCGCTGGAAAAGCGGAGTTCGGTGTAGCCGCCCCCAGGGCCTCGCTGGTGACGCCGGCGATGGGGAAGGGCTTGGCGAGGAGACCGACGATCGCGGCCGCGCCCGTGAGATTGTCGGCCGATTGCACCTGCGCGATCTGGCTCTGGTAGTACCGGACCGGTATGCCGTAGAGGGTAGGCGTGTAGCCGGCCGTGGGGCTCATTATTTCAGCCTCTACCGTTGCCGTCTCGTCGCGGTTGATCATGCCGGCGATGCCGGCGGGCATGCGGTAGAGGAAGCTGACGCCGAAGGCACAAAACGCAAAGATACCGAGAAAAAGCAACATGTGATCCTCCTTATACTTTCGCCGTCCGCTTGTCCCAGAAGTCGCGGTTGGCCTTGTTTATGGCGGCGATATCGCCGGCCGGCTTGAAGTTTTCCTGAGCGATCCGGCGCCGGGCGAAGCGGCCGTTGTTTGCCTGGCCGATCAGCTCCGATGCGCCGATAAATGCTGCATCGAGGGTCGCTCCGGGTGCGGCGTCCAATGAAATGTTGGCTCCGGTAAAGCGCTCGATCGCCTTTTTGCCGTCTTCCGTCGCGTAGGCCGCTTTCAGGACGGCCCGCTTGGCGGCAGTCAGCCCGGGGCGGTCCGCGACCTGCGGCACGGTAAAGCCGGGTATGAGGATCTCCGAGCGGGCGGCGAGGTCCTGGAGAGCGGCGTCTTTCGTCGCGCAGCCGGGACTCCAGTCGACGGAATGCTTCTCCGCCTCGGCGCCCTCCTCGCCTTTCTTTTTCTCCTCTTCATCCTTTTTCTTTTTCTCTTCCTCGTCCGCGGCATCCTTCGTGGCCTTCGCCTCGGCGTCTTTCGTCTTCTTCCACCAGCAGTCGAGGGTTTCCTCGAGATCCTTGCGCGTGACGTACTCGGGCTCTTCGTCCTTCGTCCCTTTCTTTTCCTTTTGCAGCTCGTCTTCCTCCTCGGCGCTCAGCGCGTCCACCGTGGCCAAGGCTGAGGCGGCGAGGCCCTTCCGGGCCAGTAAACTTTTCAATCGCGTTCTGAAACTCATAACGGATCCTCCTTCCGAATCTTGAATTGCGCACCGGGCGCCCGCCCGGCCTTTATCGACAAGCGCCAGGTGATTCCCGACGATGTTGATCTGCCTCAATATCCCCGGCTCGAGCTGGATATAATCGGCATCATAGCCGCAGGACACCTCCCGCATGCCGGCAAGGATCAGCTCTATCGCATTTTCCGTCGTCGCCAGCACGTCCGCCAGGGTGCAATCTGCCAGGTCGCCTTCTCCGCGCCGGATATTCTGCATGTTCCCCTGCGCAAGCTCCGCCCAGTTATCGGGACGGAGCAGGCTGCCGTCATCCGGATGCAAAATGATAAATGGCTTGCCTTCGAAACTTTTCAGCGTTTCCGGCCGGAAGACTTCCTCCGGCTCCCGGATCACGCGGAAGCGGCCCTGCTCGTCCGGCTCGAATTGGCGCAGCCAGGGCATGAGCTTTGCTTCCCGCTCGTTGTAAATCATCTCCCCGGTGCGGTTAATGGGCACATCCGCACAGAGGAGATAGCCCTCCGGCGTGCGCGAAAGGCGCTCGGAAAGCTGTTCGGTTGTATATATTCTCTCGCTCAAAACTCCTCCCACTCTATGCCGTAGGAAAGGACCGTCCCGCCCGCGCCCGGGAGGGCCTCGGCGTTGAAGTTGATGGCGATCCCCTCGGCGACTCCGTGGAGCAGGGGCGCCACAAGCTGGTTCTGCGGCCAGACAAAATCGATGACGCCCGCCGCGCCCGTCACGCCGAAATTGAGCATCTTCGTGTTCATGATCCCCTGCGCGGTCCCGAGGGTGGCCGGCTTGGCCGAATAGGCAAAAACGGAGGCCGTGGCCGCGGCATTGGTAGTGTCCGACTGATAGAAAGGCCAGGCCACCGCGTAGGTTGCAGTCGACGCGGTCGTCCAGGTCGACGCGGCCGTGTTGGTAAAGGTGAAAACCACGCTCGTGGACGTGGGGACAAAGAATATTTGGTTTACCGTCGCGGTGACGAGGACCGGAACCGGCAGAAAGGCGGTTGCCCCCGAGAGCGTCACAACCGGGGCCTGGGAAGTAATTGTGGGCGTGAGCACTGTACGGTATAGCTGCCCCACCGTCAGGCCCGCGATCGTCATGGTGGCCGACTGCGTGCCGGAGCCCCAGGTAATCGTGCCGGAAAAGTTCGGCGCCGTCTGGGAGCCGTAGGTGCCATAGCTCACGTTCGCCATCGTGTAGGCCGTGGAGGCGAGGGCGCTGCCCGTGGTCGTGGGAAAGACCGTTATCCCGCCGACATTCTGGGCGGTGCGCTTGACCAGGCTCACGTCCATGCTGCCGGCCGTCGTTGCCAGGCCGCTCACCGTGATGCGTCTGATCCGGATCGTTTTCGTCGCCGATCCGTAGATAATCGCCATATCGGTAGGCGCTGTCGGAGGCGTCAGACTGACGCCGGAAATGGAATAGGTCGGTATCACCTTTTCGACGAGGACCACGGTTTCCGTGACGGCGGCGAAACCGGCGCCGGCCAGGAACGTTACTGCCAAAAGCACGGAGATACAAAATTTGAAGCGTTTCATGCTGCCCTCCTTATTTGCATTTGCGATAAACCTGCGAAGCGGCTTTGCGTCGCCGGCCGGATAATGCCGTTGCTGTAAACTTTATGCGGCCAGTCGATCCGGTCGAGCCTGAGCACCGGCTGCGGATAGCAGCGGCAATTGGGACAGTCGCCGGCGTTGTAGTGGCCCAGGGTCGACCTGATCGCCAGGAAGCTCTCCGGCGCCGGAGGATCCTCCCAAAAGACAATGACGCCGTCCATGAGCCGGTGGCTTTTGCGGGTGCGCCCATCTTTTGTCGCGCGCCAGATGTAGGAGCTGACGTGCATCTCCTCGGAGCGCGCCCTGGTGAGGGCCGTCGATGCCTTGCTCGTCTCCGTCCTGGCCAGACCGTCGATCCTCGATTGCGCGACCTGTGGGAATTGACGCCGCAGGTCCTCCGCGATCGCCGAGGCTCTGCGCCCTTTATACGCCTCGAGGTTGATGAAATCGGCCGCCTCTTCGGCGAGTGTCCGTCCCTTGCCGATCCGCGCGGTATCAAACGACGTGATGAGCCGGCTGTTCTCCCGGACGAGCTGCCTTACCCGCTGTCCGATGGGACCCTGCAGCTCGTTCTGCAGCGCCTCATATATTTCTCTGCCCCGCATACTCTCCCGCGCAGCCTCTCTCCAATTGCGCGCCCCATCGACAAAAAGCCCCGTGATCATCCTGGAGGCGGCGGCCCTCGCCGTCTCCCGGAAGACCTCGGCGCTGAAATAGGATCTCAATGCGTCGAGGATCTCGATGGGATCGGAAATCGACAGCGCGGACAGATAACCGGTAAACCTGTCGATGAGCTTTTGCAGCTCCGTCCGGTAGGTCTCCTCGATGCGTTTTTGGGGTTCCCAGTCGCCGAAGGTCATGCGGCCTCCCGGTAAATCGTTGTCACGTGTTTATAAACCTGACAGCAGCCTCTCTGGGGCGTCCCGGACCCCCCCAGCCGTATCGGTATATAGGTCAAGGGCCCGACGCAGCCTGGAGGCGTTTTAGACGATAAAATTATTTTCCCGTTTTTTATCATTTTTTTAAAAAAAAGCTTGACACCGATATCGAAAAGATATATAATATGAGTATGAAGAGAACGGAAGATATGAAAAAACCTCTCCTGATCAGGCTGAACGATCAGGAAAAACAGATGGCGGAGGACCGGGCCAAGGGCCTTGGGTTGTCTCTTTCCGCCTACATCCGTTTTCTCATTCACCGCGACGGCAGCAAACAGCTCTCGAATGAGAGCTGAATGAATCCCGGCAAGGCCGGGAATAAGAGGTGCAGTATGAAGATCAAGGCTTTTGTATCGCAGGCAGACGCGATCCTCAGCGGCAGCGAGCAATTCGGCGTTATGGAGATCGACGTCGATCTCTCTACACTCACTGAGCCGGAGCGCGAGCAGCTTCAGAACGAAATGTGGAATGGCAAAAGCATCGGCATCCGCGCCCCCACGGCGGAGGCGGTAAAAGCGGAGTGCGAGCGGCTCGTGATAGCAGCCGAGGCGCGCAGGGCGCGCGACCTGCTGGACACACAGCGCCAGCAGGAAAAGCGCGAGGAACAGATCCTGTTTATCCTCGCCCGGCCGATAGAAGACCTGATTTTTTGTTCCAGGAATCATTGGACAACTATGAGTAGTTTGGATCAGGTCGCGAATGACGCGCGCATAGAAGAGACATTTGCCAACGCTCGGAAGCTCGCCGAGACCAGAAACGAAGAGATAGAGGCTGCGAATGTTGCACGAGCCAAGAGCGAAAAAGCCGCCCAGGAAACGTGGGAAGCCGACAAGGCTTCCTGGATTGGTGCTAATGGCTCCGACCGCCTTAAGAAGGCGCATGATGCGGCTTACGCCCATAATGGGGCGTATGCAGCGGAGCGCGCCAAGATGGAACTCGGCGACAATTGGGTCGTCGATTTTAGCGAGGAATGCCGGTGGGAGGGGCGTTTTTATCCTTCTGAGCTCGCCCTGGACATGGAAAAAGCGCTGAAGGCGAAGGGGTACTTCGTTGAGATCGTCTGGCTCACGAGCGATGGAAAGACCCGGGAGTATGACGATGACGCTTTCGAGCCCCGGGAGGCAGTTGTTATTCGCAAATATCTCGAAAGATACTGCGTGATTTACGAGATGTAAAACGCAACATCTCGGGGAGCCGGCCTGCGAGCCGGCTCTTTTTTTTGTCATGTCGTCTCCAGCGGATCGAATCCGAGAATATCGATCACGTCCTGAGGCGTAGTTTTCATTTCCTCATCATCCGGATCGTCGTCTTTTTCGATCGCTTCCGCATCGTCTTCTATCATGCGCCTACTCCCCGCCGCCAATTGAGAAATATCATCGGATTGATATACGCCTGAAGGGCGACGACCGGCGTATTGCCAAGAACGGCGCTGACCCGTCTCGCCACTTCCATCACTTTTTGTCGATATTCTTTCTCAGTTTTCGGAGCTTCAATGGTCTGAATGGCCGAGACCGCCGTCGAGGTCCCAAGGTGCGTGCGAAAATCTTTTGTTTTGAATCCGCCGCCGTCGAGGCCGTGAACGTAAGCGGAAAGTTTGTCCTCTTTGGTCTGGAATAACTGCCCCTCCTCGCCGGCCTTTCGCTTGCGTTCAAGGAGCATTTTTGCGATCTCCGGATCGCGGACGGGCAGGTTCAGGTCGACGCCTTTTTTCCCGGTGAACCGCAGCCGGACCACGCCGTTTTCCTGCACGATATGGCGCCCTTCCAGCGTGGTCGCCCCGTACGCTTTCTTTTTTGCGTGCATATCTTTTTCACTGCCGGGCCGGATGCCCGTGCTCATTATCAGCGCGAGGCAGGCGGCGCGCTCGTCTTTATCGATCCGTTCATAATTTTCTTTTTTGATTGCATCAAATTTGTGGTTCATGGCCGCTACGCGCCGGTATTTTTGTTGGGCCTGCGCGTCCAAATGTTCCCATCTGAGCTGGCTCGCGGGGACTTTGGCTTTTGGAGCAGCCCCGCTTCCGCCGCCGCTCGTGAATTCCCCCCCGCGCTCGCCGCCTTGAACTCTCGGGTGCTCCGCCTCCTCCCATTCAGCGTCCAGGGCAGCCCCTTTTGTTTCTCTCGCCCCAAAGCCGAGGGTTTCTCCTGTCCCCTCGCCCATCTCGTGCACTTCATTGTCCGCGGCGGCGATGTCCTCATCGGTGATGTTTGTGAAAATTCCCGTGCTGATCGATATCTGGCGCAGCTCTTTGAGGGCCATCTGTCTGCTCATGATACCCGCATTGACGGCTTCGTTGACCGCATCCGCGACAACTTTAGCTACCTCCGCCTTATCCTTATCCATCATTTGCCAAAGAGGATTGAAAGTGAAGCTGAAATCCTCCGGCAGCGGCTTGCCGAGGGTGCTCATGGACTGTACCGCATAAATCTTCACCAGCGCCGGGCGGAGGTGGTTTTCCTGATCCGTCCGGATCGTATCGTAATAATTGCGCAGGTCCGATTCCCCGGTCGAATTGAGTCCCGCAGGCGATTGGCCGAATAAGCGCACGAGGGGGATCTTCGCCGACCCGCTGATTTGCTCGCCGAATTGCATCATGACGTCCGCAAGACCGGAGAATGCATACTGGTGGGTGGCGAACGTATCGTCAGAATCGGTCAGCGTGATCCCTTCGTTGGTCTGCATCATCCTGATGTATTCAAATTGCTTGATAACGGCATCTTCCGCTTTGCCGCCCATGGAGAGGGCCGATCTGAGGCCCTTCACGCCGATCACTCTCAAATAGGCTTTGAAAACCAATTGCGCCGCGCCCATGGTGACGGAATCGAAGGCAATCAGCCGGTCATGCATGCGCTCCAGCTCGGAGAGCCCCCAGCCGTTCTCATACATTTTTTGATAGTACGGCAGCTCGATGCCGTCGAAGCGGCACACGCGGCTGTGGTGGACGCGCGCGTTCGGCAGGGCTGCGGCGTCTCCGATGACGTCATAATATTTCGGCTGGCCCATCTCCGGTCCGTAGTCGGTGATGAGGTCCGAATAGGAGGGCCAGAGGAGCCAGCGGTCGAGCACCAGGAGGCCCCTGAAGCTATCGCGGCCCACGGACTGCAGGCGCAGCGGCGTCTGCAGGTTCTGCCCGTCTATGAGGAGCACGGCAATGGCGCCCCCGAAGAGGCGCGACCATTTGATCGTATTGCACAGATGGTGCCAGATTTTGAGCCGATCGATATCCCGGTTGACGGCCTCGATCTCCTCCGGTGTATTGGATGAGACGATCTGCGCGCCCGCCCTTGTCATGTCCTCGGCGATCGCGTCGACCACCTGGCCCGCGATCCAGTTGGAGCGGTACATCGCCTCCAGCTCGGTGCGGTTCCGCGAGAGGAAAGGCCCGAACGTCCAATGCCCGGCGCTGAGCTGATTGGGCGCTCCCAGGCCCAGTTTGGCCGCGAAGTTGACGAACCCATCGAAAGTCACGCGGTCGAACGTAATGTTCCGCGGCGTGACTTTCACGGCCCTCAGATTGAAGGGCGCGGAAGCCGGGGGATTGGGCGTGCGACGCGCGCTCATTATATGAGGTTCTCCCAATCGACGCCCGCGCGGATCAGAGGCTGCAGGGCATAGCGCGTGCGGTCCCAACAATGGTTGTGCTTGTCGATGATGAGGGGCAGGACCTCGCCCGTCTGGGGGTCGGTCTTATAGCGGTACATCCTCGCCTCCAGGGCGAATTCCTTGCAGCGCTCATGGATGACTATGGACTCAAAATTCCTGAGATAGGCGATGCCCTCCTTGATCGAGCCGGCCTGCCTGGCGGCCGCATCGACGTCCGTCGCCTTCCAGCTCTTCGGCGCCCCCCGCACGTTGAAGCCGTTTTTGCGCATGAACTTGATCAGCTCCGGCCGGCTGTCATCGGCGAGGATCGGCCAGTCGCGGGCGCCGGGGACGGTCTCCCAGAGGCCCGGCATATCATCCAGCTCCACGCCGTGGGCATAGCAGTCATAATCGACGTACAGGTTTCTGCCCTCGATGTAGCAGCGGCCCATGGTCATGGCGTCCGGGCCGAAGCCCCAGTCCGCGCCATAGTAGAAGCGGGCGTCCTCCGGCGCAACGAATGCCTCCACGCGCCATTTGCCCTTGAAGATCTCGGCGTCGCTCACTTTCAGGGGATTACCTTCCCACACGTTGTCATAGGCTTCCGGATCCACCAGCTTCAAATGGCGGCGCTTCTCGTCGAGATTGCGCGGAAACCAGGGATTGTCCTGCCAACCGACTTTCTTCACGATGCAGCCGGGCGGGGGATTGACGACGAACGTCATATACGTGGGATCGTCCACGACGCGCGTGTTGAAGCTGATCCATATCTGTGAGCCTTCTTTCCGGATAGTCGGGATAAGGATCTCCCAGCTCTCCTTGCTCACTGACTGCGCTTCTTCCACCCAGCAGATATCGACGCCCTCCGTCGATTTGATCTCCCGGATGTTATGGTGAAGGCCCTTGAAGATAAATTCCGAGCCGTTGACGCTCTTGATCGAGTTTTGCGTGAAAGCGAAATATTCGGTCAGGCCCAGGGCCTCGATCTGATCTTCCAGGACCCGGTAGACGCTGTCCGCGATGGTCGATTGGAATTCCCGCGTACAGAGGATGCGCAAGCGGGTCTGCAGTGTGAGGACCGCCAGGGCCCGCGCGAATTGCCAGGATTTCATGCCGCCCCGGCCGCCGTAGAAGACGAGATATTGCGACAGGCGATCGTAGAGCAGCGGATCGAAGACCTCCGGCCACTCCAGGTCGACGTTGAGCTTGAGGGCTGCTTCGCCCATCAATGGGCCTCCATCATTTTCGGTCTCGTCACCGTCACGGTGATGGCGGTCGGACCGCTCCCGGCGCCGTTGCCGGCGACGGCGCTATCGGCCTTGGCCATTCCCGCCTTGATCTCCATAAACGTTTTGATGGTGCTGCGAAAAGCGAAAAGCATCTGGCTATCGATCTCCACGCCTTCCGACGTATCGAGTTTCCTATCGAGCCTATCGATCACCCGGGAGAGCACCGCAAGGGCCCTCTCCTCCGCGGTGACTTTCGCGTCGCCTATCCTGTGCTCTTCGGCTTCCGCGCGGGCGGCCGTCTCCTTCCAATTGTAGAGGTCCCGCCAATCGGCGAGGGTCTGCCTGGTCGCCGGGAAGCCGTCAGGGTGCTGCCGCACCTTGCGGGCCGTCAGATCCAGATTCTGGCCGTTCTCGCGCCAGAGGCGATACGCCAGCTCATGGTTCGCGGCGATATAGCTCTTTCTAGCCACGCAACTCCTTTTCGAGATCGCGGATTTCCCGCCGGATCGTGGCGTATTCCTCCTGTAATTTTTCAATCGAGGAGGCGATCTCTGCGATGACCGAGAATTTTACGTCATCAGGTCCGGCGATAGGATTGGAGAGGGCGCTCCGTATATGATCGCTTTTGGCCCTGATCCCTGCCGCGATCTCTCCGAGGCGATATTTGCGGCCGGCTATCTCCGTCTGCAATTGCGCGATCAGGCTCATCTCTCGATATCCTCGATGCGTTTTTTTACGACTCTCATCAAGGGGCAGAATTGGTTCATGTCGATTTTATCCGCGACCTCGGTCCACTTCGCCGTATTGAGGGCAACAACGTCCAGCAGGCCGTTGGCCATCTTCTCATAGGATTCTACCAGCCGGACATTGTTCTCATACATGCTTTTCATTGCATCGAAGCGCTTATTCTGATTCCATGCGACGATCAGGCTGAAGATCCAGGGCCCCATGATGATGAAAAGCAGGGTCATCATGATCGGCCAGACACCGATTCGGCTCAGGATATTCAGGATCGATGAGACAATGGAAAGGGCGACCGCTGCATCCATCGATATCACTCCTTCGGGAAGAGGCTGCTCATTATTGTTATCCATGCCGAGCCTACGGCCGCGGCGACCTTGCACGTGTAGGTGAGCGCATCGGCATCGGTCATCCCGATGTTGCCATAGGTGCCCTTTTCGAGCGCAAAAACGACATCCAGGGCCTGGGGATAGAGCGCCTTCGCGCGGGCCAGCGCGGAGCGGAAGATCGATTTCTCCCTTGTGAAGACGAGGGTCGGGATCACGTATTCGTTCTCCCGGAGCCACGCGGCCATCGAGATCTCAAACGACATGTGATAATCCGACCAGGGCTTGCCCCTCACCAGGTGAGGGAACGTCATGCCGTCCACGATATAATGCGAGAGCTCGACGAGGGATCTGCAGACCAGGTCGAAATCCTTGCTCGCGTAGTAGCGCAGGCACATGCCCGAGTAGGCTTTGATGCTGTCGATGCAGTCCCCGTCCCGCCATCGGAGCTGGCCGCTGGGCGCCACGAAGAGCTTGATGCTGTGCGCGTGGTGCAGCTCCGCGTTTTGCATCACCGAATCGTGGTAGCACGTGTCCGGCCTGACCGCGTCCTCCCGGATCATCATGTCGGTGTGCCCGGCCGCATCGAAGAACCCGCGAAGCTGCGGGAGCCGGGCAAGGACCGTCAAGGCGATAATCTCGTGATATGCTGCTTCCATGATCTCACCGGGAAGGGGGACGTGCCCCCCGCCCTCACTCAAAAGTATTAAAAACTGTAGCTGAAATTCAGCAAACCACCCACGGCCGCACATTTCTGCGCGGTATCATAGGCGATGGTCGGCCCGATTGTGAGCTTTGTCGCCTTCGTCAGCAGCGTGATCGGGCTGCCGGTGATAAGCTGGATCAAATCGACGTTGAGCGAGGCATAGCCTATAGCGTCCCCGCCGTACTTGCCGGTAGCTACCACTGCGCCGCCGCCGTGGACAGTGACTGCAAGGACACTGCCCGCGGCGTTGAGCGTTTTCTTATACGCCGCGAAGTCCATGCCCGCGCCGACCGAAAAAAATGCTCCCCCGTGCTGACCGCCGAGGGGCGCCAGCCAGAGGTTGTCCTGGCCCATGGCGAGCAGGCCGAGGTTGAAGCCCTCGTCGGCAACTGCCGGAGTCGCGGCGGCGGTAGTCGTGCTAGTGCTCGCTGCCGGAGCCGTCGCTTGAGCATAAAGACGAGGGATCGGCTGCCCGGTCTCGGCAGACGCAATGCGTATAAATTTTTGGAAGCTTTGCCATGCATCCTGAGAAATGGGACTTATCACCGTTTGAGGAATGACCGTTGCTCCTATATCTGAAGGGGACATGGTCGCAATCTGCGCCTGGGCGAACGCGGCGAGACCGAACGTTGCCAATATCGCAACAGCTAATGCAAAAAACCTTTTCATTGTACTCGTCCTCCTTTATTTGATGCCCGTGCGGGCCTAAGTGTATCACGAAATCCTTTCCTTCAATTCTATGACATCATGGTGAACGGTATCAAACTTTCGCCCGCACGTCTTACACTGCCGATAATAGTCCTTGGGCGGTGCAGCCATGATATCATTTCCATCCTTGTCCTTTAGCCACTCACTTACTATGACCAGCTCTCCATTGTCGTGAGGACAGTTCCCATTTGGCATCCAGATTTCTTTGAAAAAGAAGTCTGTAGTTTCAGGGAGCGTTTCCATCATCTCACCCTGCCCCTCGCTTGTTGAACTCGTCAAAAACCTTATCCGGTATCGGCGGCCCAAAATACTCAGGTCCGATGTCGCTTGTCCAGTTACAGGAAGCCGGCAACGGACTATAGGGCGGAAGGTTTTGACGCGAAACCCATGTGCTAATGACGGTTTTCAGCATCTCTATCTCCCTTCGCAAAAGTAAGACCAATTCTTCCGCTTCGTTTGCTTGATTCATCTCCGGCTCCTTCACCAATGCCAACTCCATCCTATTGTCACGCTCAGGCTTCCCTTGTGCGCCTCTGCCTGGATTTGATCCATCGTGAATTCCTGCTCGTCCGTCTCACTCATGGGTCCAGGTGGAGGGTCCTCCAACGGGCTTCTTTGGGCCGTCCGGCACGACCGGATCAGCGCGCCCAGCAGCCGCTTTCCCTGCGGCGCCGTGGGCGTCCGGAGCAGGTTTTCCGCCTCCAGCCTGCTTTGCAGCGATTCCTGCAGCATTTTGCGCCTCCGTTCGGGGAATGAGGTCTATCGGTCCTATGCCGGGCGTGGACAGGACCGTGGCGTGGATGAGATCTTCGATCTCGTGCGGATCGACGCCCGGGTATACCCTGACCAGCCCCTCGAGCACGTTCTCGAATTTTTGGCCCCCATGAATTTTATTGCCCGTTGCCAGGAAATAATCGGCCGCCTTATTCTCCTGCGCGAGGACGGCGACGTTGACGTCGTTGACGAGATGATTCTTCAGGCCGTTGAGGATGCCCAGGTGATACCGCTTCATCATCCTGGTCAGCAGCCCGGTCACGAGGGTCATGATGGCCGTGGCGAGGACCGGCCCGACAAACTTCAAAAAGATTTCAGCGAACAGATTGCCCCACATAACGCCTCCTAATAGCGCTGAGGGGACACTCCTCTAAGAGAAGAGAGGGGTGTCCCCTCAGCCATTATATTCTATTGAGCCAGCCGACCCGGTCGCGGCTTTTTTCCGGGTGGGCCTCGATGATCGTCAGGTAGTGCTTTACGCGGTGATAAATCAGCGCGTTCATGTAGCCGCGCGGAAATTTGAGCGCATTGATAACCAGGGCGGTTTTTGCGCCGAGGCTGCCGTCCACTTTCAGCGCATTGGCCGGGTAGAGATCGTTGTAGGCTTCCTGGGCCATCATGATCGCCGTCTCCGCGCCGCAATTGACGCCGGCATCGAGGAGCTGATCCGCGATCTCCTGGCGGGCGATGGAAAACAGGTGCATCGGCAGCCAGTAATGGTCGTAATACCAGTCCTCGGCGCGCTTGACCGTGAGGGTCTCGATATCCACGCCGGGGTTGTACTTCGAGCAGATCCCGAAGTTTGTGATCCCATCCGTGTCGCGGACGATTCCGCCTTCGACGGCGAGGAGGCGCGTGACTGAGATCTTAAAGTCGCTCATAAGAGCCTCGCCGGCTTATTTTCATAGGGTGCGGCGCAGGAAGGGGAGTCAACCTGCGCCGCCGGTTCGGGGTTTGGGGTTTTCTGCGTCATGAGGAGATGATACGGCGGCGCACTCCGTAGGGTCTATGCAAAGCGGATAGAAAAATTGCTTTTGGGAATCAAAGAAGCCCTTCCTGCTTCGAAGGCACCCTGCCTACTATGTTGCGAATCCACACTTCCGTCAATTGATATTTGATTGCAAGCGTACGAAAAGCCTCGCTCGCGGTGGCCCATTTGCCCTGCCGATACTCCCGCACGATCATCTCGTCGCGCTTGTTGCGGAGCAGGGCATCCAATTGTTGGAAATAGCAGGAGAGGCCGCCCCACTTCTCGCTGATCAGGACGGCGCCACGAACGTTGCTTATCTTTGCGATCTCCTGATAGACGCCGGGGAGATCCTCGACGCGCATCTCGGCGATCACGGCCTCAACCCATCCTTCCATCACGGCGCCTTCCTTTGGCTGATCGGCTTGCAGCCGGGACATGGTAGGCTCGACAACCTTGCAAAATCGCAGAGCCAGGTGGCCAGGTGCGGCCGGTCATGCCAGCAGACGCCGACTTTCCATTCGCACGTTTCTTGGAGCGGACAAATCACCTGCTCAAGCATTCGCTCTTCTCCTCTCTCTCCATCGCGTCTGCGCGTCCCGGCGCTGTTGGACAAATGCCCTGTGGGCGCATTGCGTGCATTGCATCTGCTTGGAGGTTTTCGGCTCGAACGTTTCGCCGCAGGCGCAGAGGAGGGGCTCGCCGCGATAGCCGCTCTCGCGATCGGGTGGATAGGCGAGGCGGATCTCCGCGCGGCCCGGCTCCGCCTCCTGAGCGTAAAACTGATAGCCGCAGCCGCAAATGAGGGCCTGACTATTTGCCGTGCGCAGCCACCAGCCCTTGCCGCAATGCGGACAGGCCAACGACGGAATAAATGCAGGGCTTAGAATTATGATTCCCGCCCGGCTCACGGCAATATCTCCGAGATACTGCCGTCTTTGATCCCGCAGGCCGTGTAATCCTGCAGGAAATCCCCGCCTATTATGTGGCGCACTCCTGCCGCATCTTTCCACATGCCCGTGACCGGATCGGTGTTTTCCACGCTCAAAGGGCCTCCTTTTTTTTGCAGTTGCACTTATTCTGGCTCTTCCACATCCCTTTCAGCCCCTCCATCACCCTCGAGGCCTCGAGGGAATATTTGATTTTGTCGATGCCGTGATATTTTTTCAGCCAACGGCTGAAACCGTCAACGCTGCGCCAGTGGATATCCTCCACGAGGTGCTCGATCTTCCTCATCTGCTGCGGGCTCACCATCACCAGCACGTTAGGCGGCAGTGGAATCCCGCGCGGCCGGGGCTCACACATGTAGCTGCACATGGGCTTGAGATTCGTCCTGATTTTGAAGCCCAGACTCACAAAATAGTTTATCAGATCATCGGCCTGCCGGTAGCTCAGGTCTTTACTCGATCCCACGTGATAGCGGGCCCCGAGCATGGCCCGGTATGCCTCCTCCGCGATCGCGAGCTGCGCCCGCGCCAGGTGGATCAGGGTTTTCTGCTTGTTGTCGGCCGGCTTATCCACGTTGCGCCCTCCTTTTCCGCCCGTAGTTCAGCCGATATGTGCGGCAGTGCGCTTTGACTTCGAGTTTTGCGAGCGCCAGGATGGCGGGCTTGATCTCGCCGGGGGCATCCTTATAGCGGTGGCCGTTCAGCGTCAGCAGCTCCGCCCGCGAAACGAGCATAAGGTTCTCCTCGACGCAGTTCCTGTTGTCGCCGTCCCGGAGGGCGACGGCGAATCCCTTCGGCAAGGGCCCGTGGGCCGCCTCCCAGATCATGACCGCCTTCGATCCCCAATAGATATTTGCCGTTCTGCAGCGCAGGGGCTCGGCAACCTTGACCAGCCAGCCCCACTTCGGACTATACCGCTCCGAGCCTACGGGCCGCGTCTTCCAGCAGATATTGCCTTTTTTGAAAGTGCCCCGGTTGGCCCGCGTGAGGCCCTTTGTGCCTTTGTTCCACGCGCCATGGCCCTTTTCCCAACAGCCGGTGCGGTTTGAAACGATGTGATGATTGGCCAGGAACCCCTCGACCTGTGTGCGCCTGAAATGCGTGCCGAAGGCGGCGTTGCACAAACACGTCAGGTACATCGGCCCGTAAAGCGGCCAATGCGCCCTCAGCCAGGCCGTCTGGGCCGGTGTGAATATATTGGACTCCGGCATGAGATGCTGCCCGTAGCCGCGGCCGCATTTCATGCGGTGATTCTGCAGCACGGCCTTGATACGGCCTTCATCCCGGGCCGTGCCGAAGCGCGCGTTGAACGCCGGCGTGAGGTCCCGGATGGCCATGCGCTTATAGCCGGCCTCCAGGAACGCCAATTCCTCTGCCGTGTAATTATGCCTTTTCGCCATTCCCGGATCCTATCATCCTGGGCAGCTTCGTGATGCCCTCCTTGCCCGACCGTATTTTCTCCGCGTCGAGCGCAAGGCGGGCGTTGTTCACAATGGTCGCCGCGACCGAGCAGACGGCCCGGGAGCGCTCGATCTCCGTTTTCAGTTTTTCCGCCGGTATATGCGCCTCGTTCAGCCGCTCCAGTTGCGCAAACAGATGCTCGTTAAGACCGTCCAACGTCATGTTTCCTGCCATGTCGAATTCCTCCCCTTCTCTTGGTTTAATATCAAGGCTGATGCGGCTATGCGCCCTGCTTCCGCGCCCTTTTCCATCGTCCCGCACGTCAAACCCGTAGATGTTTCCCAAGCCCTCAAACAATTGTACTGCCGTCATGCTGCCCGCCGTCATCTCGTCGCCTCCGCTTCCAGTTCAAGCCTTCCTTGCTTGAAAATCTCATCGAGGGAATTCCCCGAGATCCTCGCCGCGCGCACCAGGATGCTGATGCCGCGATGACGCAGGGTCCCAAGGACGTCCGCGAGCTCGCCCGGATCCGTAATGACGTAGAAGCCGGGCGGCTCATCCGTGGCCGAGCCGATCACACAATGATGGTAGTCGATCAGATGGCGGATCACCTGACGGAGCCGGCGCTCGGGGACGTTCGTCAGCCTCGCCAGGTCGCCCGCGCTGCGGGCTCGCATGCGGCCCTTATCAATGGCGGCGAGAATCCCGCGTTCCTCGATCGTCATCTCAAATTCAAGGGCGAGCTGCTCAGCCACGGGACGGCGGCTCCTTCTCCCGCATGCACCTGCCGACGAAAACCCCAATGACGAGGCCGAAGAGCGTCCAGATTGCGATGATTTCCAGAATTGTGATCATTTAGGAATGCCCTCAGGTAGGTTGCAATTCATAATCCCCGCCTCCTCATCCGATACTTCCCGGATCGCGATGCGCACCGGTCCGCCCTGATAATTGATGAAATCGAGCCATTGCTTCAGGTCCGCCTGATCCAGGACCATCGGTAGCTTCGTGCGCCCGGCCTGCAGGCTTTCCCAGTCCTTTTTCGAGACGAAATAATAGCGGTTCATCAGTTTTTACTCACCCACGGCGCCGCGCCGCTCACGGACCCTTCCCCCCGATGGAGCGGCCGGTTCGTCAGCATCCTGATTTCGAGCTCCCCGCGCTTGAATAGCTCGAACTCATCCGCGCTCATGATGCCTTCACGGACAAGTACCTCGCCGATCAGCCGGAGAACATCTTCCGAGATGATGCGCGAGTCGCCGACGTTCCCCGGATGCTTCAGGGCGACGATGATGTTGGCGGCGAGTATTATGGCTGTGACGATCTGTATCTCCATCGTAATCCTTTTTGTGAGCCTCTCATCGCCGGTATATTGGATTTCTTCTTCGTATGTATACTTCATGCCGCGTCCTCCGTTTGCGATTCGCTGCTCTCCTCCAGGAGGGCCTCCACCAATTTGTCTACCTCGCTGTCGGTCGGCTTGATGACAACCACGTCACCCGTCTCGGAGACGATGACGCCAATGCGCTTCAGGTCGGCGACGGAGAGCCCTGCCAGGGCCTTTTTGAGGGGTTTTTCCATGGTTTTGATTAAGACGTCGGCCGCTTCGGGGAAGTGCTTCCGGATGAGCCTCACGACGGCCGCGTCATCGGTCCAACTGATAATGCCCCGCGCTTTTTCGAAGCCAATCTTGATCCCCGCTATAATAATGGTGCGCGGTTTGACAAATAGGTTCCCGCTGTCCTGCAGGGCCGCCTCCAGGTTGGCCTTCTTTTCCTTGGCGATCCGCACCTGCGTGCGGATCCCGGGCAGGTACTGGCGCTTCGTGCTTCCCATTTTTTGCTCGAGCTCCCGGACCGTGCCGCATAGGCGGTCCCGGCTGTCCGCGTAATCCTTGGTCAATTTTTCTATTTCGCCTAATGTCGCCATAGAACCTCCTTGATATTGTTTTTCTCACCGCCTTCGCCAGGTCCTGCGCATCGAATCGCGGCAGACGCAGGGCGTGGACCCTCGGGACCAGCGGATATTGCTGGGCGATCATGGCGTCCGTCAGCCGGTCGATGCGCTCGACGAACGCATAGAAATCCTCCGTGGCCCCGCGCCGCCTGCATTTCGCAAGCAGGACCTGCACCGCTTCGAAATATTGTTTGATCTGCTCATCGCCGCTCATTCGCACACCACGTGCGCGATGCGGTATGCATGCCAGAAATACCCTCCCGCGATCCCGATGACGAGCAGCACCAGGTGCAGGATCACCCGCGCGTTCGCCCGGCCCCGCCGGTCAAATTCCGTCTGCTCCCACACGTACATTTCCGGTCTTGACATGTCACCCCCCTTTAGGATCCTCGACAACTATGGCGATCCGCGTGCCGCCATCGGTCCAATTCACTTCCTTAATCTTCATCTCTTCGTACCGAATAAATTTGTCGCCCTCGCATACCATCCGCTTGACCGTCACGTTTGCCGTGCAATTTACCTTTTCCGAGAGCCTGTCATTCATCGGTCCCCCCTTTCCCTTTATACGTCGTTGACATGATGCCACCCGATCTTCACCCTGCCATCCCTGTACGCATTCTGTAGCGCCCGCATGGCTATGTTGTTGGCCAGTTGCGGCGTTCGGGCCTTTTCCGCCAGCAGCGCCAGCGCTTCATCGCTGAAGATTTCTCTCACCGAACGGCCGCACTTTTTGAAGCGGAAATCGAGGTAATCGACCATGTTGCCATTGAGGCGGCCGAGATCGATCATATAACAGCGCTCGGCGAACTCGCGCAGATATGGATTGCGCTCGATCTGCCCCTTGAGGCCCCAGACCTGGTTATTCTCGTCGATCCCCCCCGCGCCGATCAGAATGATTGCGATGAGCTTGAAAATGGCGCCCGAGTCCCAGAGCCGCTTCAGGGCGATGAATATGCGCTCTCTGAGATCGTGCGCCTCGTCGACAATGAGGACCGTGTAGACGCCCGCGCGCATATTCTGCTCCAGGAGGCGCTTCGCCAGGGCGTCCCGCTCGTCGCCGCCCGAAGGCATCTTCCCCGAGCCGAGGGCGCGGATGATGGCGTTTGTGAACATCCCTCCCGTCATCAGCTCGCGGTCCTGCCTGTCGGGCATCACGACGCGGACCTGGGGATCCTTGAAAAGCTTGCCCAGGACGTGACGTAAAAAAGTGCTTTTCCCCATCCCGAAATCGCCGGTGACCGCCATGATGCCGCGCCCTTTGACGCACCGCATGACGTGTCGCTCGGCGGCTCTGAGCTGGGGACTCATCCAGATGCTGCTGTGGTCCTCCAGGTCGTAAAATGGGTCTTCCTTCAGGCCGAAATGCTGTAGATGCGCGTCTTCCAGAAATTCCTTCGTGTAATTCATCTTCTGATTCACCTCCTCTGCTTCGAATCGCTCGTATTTGTAGTAATGCGAAACCACCGGCTGGGCGCCCCACGCGGGGCGGCGGCCTTCAACCTCCGTTTGCCAGATGCCGTCGATCGGGATGGAGTATTCCGCGAGGGCCGCTTCCAGGGCGGTTTTAAACCTATCCGCGTCCCCCGGCAGATACCCCTTGTTGACGGCCAGATTGACAAGACTTCTCGAGCACGGGTACCCGTGACTTTTCATGCCCGCCTGAACCTTGGCCTGCCCTATGCCCGCCTCCAGGAGGCGCCGCTTCAGCCGCAAAGGAGAATAAGGGAGGCGATACGGGCCGGACTGCCTTTTGCTCATGTTTTCCTCGCTATTTTTAAGCTCGCGCCGCGCCGCGCCGGAATTGCCTCGATAAAGCGCTCCTTATATTCCTCGCGCACCCGCTCGTATTCCGCATCGGTCACGCTGCCTGCCGGCAGCCGCCCATCGATCCACTCCGATTGCAGCGTCGTAAAACGCTCAATTCCGAGATCCTCCCGGAGGCGCTTGCGCGCCTCGTGGGGGACCATGGGCGGGACAATTACGGGGGCCGCGGGGATAAGATCGGTACCTTTCTTCGGCATCCAGGTAAGCCCTTCCATTTTTTTCGCCTGGAGTTGAGGAATAACATCATCTAGGTTGATATGCTTGAGCACGCTCTTCGCGCGGTCGATCGCGTCTTTCTTTTGCCCCTGATATTCCCGGCCAACAATGGGCGCCCGGACATCGAACCCGAGATCTCCTCTTTGGACAAGAGTGGAGGATATCGCCTCGCCGGCGAAGTTTTCCTGGGTATTGATCTCAACGGCAGGATAATCATAGGGATTGAAACGCGCCCAGAGCTTATCTCCCCTGCGAAAAGTGCTGCCCAGGCGGTAACTTTTCCCTTCATAACGTATCTCGTTAGGGCCGCCTACGGTGACGCGGCGTGGGTCCGCATAACAGAGCTTCCTGCAGACATCAAGGGAAGGCAGCACGCGGAGCTGCTCGCGGGTGATCGCGGCGAAGGCTTCGAAGCGCGTGCGGCCGTGGCGCTTGTGGCGACGGAAGGCGTTTATAAAGCAGCATTTGTCCTCGGCGCGCCTGTTCAGCTCGTCGATATCCTCGATGGCAAGAAACGACAGGTCGCCCTCGAAGCTGCGCTCCCAGAAGGCGTGCATCGATTCGACGGCGCCGTTGATCCAGGGTTTTCCCGGAACGTGGACGATGAGCTGTACTTTCAGATTTTTGAGGAAATTGCGGAAGTATTGGCTCATGTTAGCCGCGCCCTTGTCGAGCATGGCGCCTTCGGGAACACCGTGGGCCGGGAAGATATCGGGGTCCGCCTTTTTGCCCCAGGCGCGAGTGGCGAAATCGAAAATGCTGCTGAAGGATTCGCCCTCGGCGTAGTAGTAGCGGACATAGAACCAGCCCGTGGCGTGATCGACGCAGATGTATCGCAGGATCACCTTTTTGACCTTGCGCCAGAAGCCCGGCTTGCCTTTGTAGAATTCCGTTTGCATGTCCCGGGTGATGAGGCGTTTTTTGCCCTTGAAGTCGTACATGACGCAGACCGAGCTATCGATCTGGTGTACGTGATTGGGATATAGCGAGCGCATAGAGCATGTGACCTCGGGGCGGGCAAGATCGGTGCGCGACATGTGCAGGCGGCGGAGATGGCGGTTAACGGTGGATTCGTGGGGCACTGCATCCGGATCGATGAGATTATTGTCCGCCATGTGCAGCAGGGCATTCCAGGTGGGCATATTAACCTTGCCCGTTTTTCGGCGGGTCCGCTCGATAACGGCGGCGATTTTAAAGGCCCCGCCCTCGTCGAGGGCCTTCATGGCGTCCTTGTCCTTTCGTGGCTTGCGGCCGGCGGAATAACCGAACCGGCGGGCGACGGCATAGAACTTGCCCGTGGACCAGCCGAGGGTTTGGCAGTAATGGTCCATTATTTGTGATCTCTCGCCGCGCTTCACCCCGGCAAGGCGGGATGCTATCTCGCGCCCGAGCTGCTCTTCCACGTTCGCGCCCATCATGATTTCGAGGGCGGCCGTGGCAGCCGATAATCGGGATATTTTGTCTCGAACCAATTCATCTGCTCGGCCGCCTCCGCCTCCGAAAAAGGCTCGGTCAAGTCCAGGCGGGCGCCGGTGTTCATGACAAGGACCTCAAAGAGATCGCGCAGAAAACAACAGGTGCTGAGGATCTTAGCGCGGACTATCTCATCGTGGCCTTTTGGATCGGCGCCATTCAGGATGGCATATATGCCGACGGCCACTTCGCAATGCTCGTCGAGTATGGCCAGGGCTTCGGTCGCATCGGCAGGAAGGGGGTTTTTTGCCTTCTCGAGATCGCGCTGAAGCTTGGCATTATCCTCTTGCAGCTTCTTATTCTTTATCTTCATCCGGGAGACGGAATCATAATTCGTGACGCCGTCCAGTTCAAGCTGCTTCGCTCTGGCCCTCCAATCTTCTTTTTCGGCGACGAGTTTGCGGAAGGAGGAAACCGACATTTTATCGATGGCCTCGGCTGTTGCGCCCCGGAAAAGCCCGGTTTCATCGAACTCTGCAAGCTCTTCGTCGGGGACCGAAAGGAGGGCATAAAGCTTTCCGACGCCATTAGTAAAACTGGCATGCAAATCCTTCACGCCGTGAAGGTTTTCAAATTTCCGGGCGATGGCCATGAAGCGCCAGACGGTGGGCTGGCTCAGGCCTAATTTTTCGTGTATGAGATTTTCCCAGTCGCCGTGTTTTTCTATTTTTTTGATTGCGATCAGCCGTTTTCCTGCCTCGATGATTCCCTGAACCGTCTGAAGCAAATAAGTCCTGATTTCACCGATAATGCGTTCTTTCTCATACGGCTCACCGCTGAGATATTTCTGGCTAATTTCCTCGATGCGGATTTTTTCCTGGACCGCGATGAAACGGAGCTCGCGATCGGCTGCAATTCCCTCACGAAGCTTCCGATCGTCCTCCATAATCTCTATTTCCATCATCTTTTCGCGCGTTTCTTCTTCGACGTCTCTACTTTCAACCTTTGTCGCCATCGTTTTCCCCCTCCGCTGTTTCTATGCTGCCGGTATGGTCTTTCCATAACCGGGCCAATTCCTCGTGTCTATTGGTCATGTGGCGTTTGAATGCTACGGAAAAGCGCGTGAGCGCCGGCGCTATCTGCCACTTTCCGTTGATCTCCTCCACGAGCTGCCGGCGCTGAAGGGTATGGAGGATGCGAAAGGTGTTATTTTTCGATATTTCCAGGCTTTCGGAAAGCTCTTTGAGGGATAACTGAATGTATTCTGGCAGGCCCAGGGCAAAAAGGATCTGGATTGCCTTATCCACCACCCCTATGACATAATCGCGCGGAATTTTGAGATCGGCGCCGTCATCCATGCTTGTGAGCCTCTTCTTCTGTCAATTGAGCGACGAATTTGTCAGGGAATCGCGCCGGGTTTCGTTTTACGGCTCGATTAATCTGGCGCGTGGTTGTCTCATAAACGACTGCAATGTCCCGGTCAAGCATCATCGGGGGCCTACCCGGAAGAATGACTATTTGCGACGTGATTTTGGCTATTTCGTTCGACATGAGGTTTTTTCTCCTTTATTTATAGAGGGAAGGTGCCGTGTTTCGTCGGGCCAGAGATCGGATATCGGAACGTCGAGGGCCTTCGCGATGGCCATACGAACCCTTAAGGAACGGATTTTCCCATGGATCGTGTGCCAGACGAGGCTGCAATCTACGTCCATATCGAGAGCAATTCTTCGTCCCGATATATTTTTCTCAATCATCATTATTCTTATTTTTTTGGATAAATCTGCCATAATCAATATGATGATAGAAAAGTGATGGTTATGTCAAGAAAAATCAACGTTGATTTTGAAAATATTTCGATAGGTCAGAGAATCCGGCTATTAAGGCGGGAAAAAGCATTATCTCAACTGGCCTTTGCGGAACGGATTAATCGATCTTCAAGTATAATTTCAAAGATTGAAAAGGGAAGCATGGAGCTTTCGCCCCTCATTTCACGGGCGATTTGTGAAATATTCAGGGTGATGAAGCAATGGCTTTATACCGGCGAGGGGCCGATGTACTGGCCGGAGGAAAAACAGACGGAGGATCAGGTAACCCTGGCGAAAGTTTCCGAGGCGGCTATAATGTATAAGGCCCTGTACAGAATTTTCGCGGAGGGAGATAAGACAAAGATCGGGATGGTAAGGGCCCAGCTCGATGCGCTGGATCCGGGGGAGAAAAAGGAGGGGTAATGGCAAGTAGATATGTGCAGGAGACCCTTTCGGCCGGGGAATCTATAATATTTGAGACGCGGCTGCACTGGATAAACGTCATTGGCCCGACTATTTGGTTGTGTATAATGATTCTTTTTATAGTAAGAGATGCTTTCGATGTAGGTGAGACCGGTATAGTCGTCTTTATTTTTCTCGGGTGTTTTAGTCTTCCTGCGCTAGTTTCCTATGCCACGTCCGAATTTACCATTACAAACAGGAGGGTAGTGGTCAAAATCGGGTGGCTGCGCCGGCGAACTATGGAGATTAATATTAATAAGGTAGAGTCAGCCGGCGTCCTGCAAGGTCTTCAAGGTCGCATTCTTGGCTATGGTGATATTACTTTAACGGGTACGGGCGGGACAAAAGAACTATTGAAAAAAATAAGCCGGCCCTTTGAATTCAGGACCGCCCTTATCAACCTACAAACGAGGGACTCAAAGTAAAAAAAAATGAAGAAAACTTGCCTCCATTTTCAGGTAAAATATATTCCGTTACCCCCTCATTTTGACTAGGTTACTTTTCAAACGCCGTTTGTTTCGCGGCCCAAAATTCCTCTGCGCGATTACCGTTAGAATAATTTCACTGACCTTCTTTCGTGATTGCGGACTTATAGTTTCCAACCCCTCTACACCGATTTCTGCTTTTTGTCACCCCTGGTTGTCAGTCCTCCATGTCACCCCTGGTTGTCGCTTCTCCTTGTCGCTTTGACAGAATAGCGGGAAAGAGAGAGACTATTATTATAAGA